CCCCGATTGCTTTAAAGTATAGACTCATTCACGGCAAATGGCCAAATAACTGTAATTATCTTCCATCTTTATATGGTATGCTAAAAACATAAAAATTATTTATTTTCGCGCTTTATGACTTTTTCGACCGTGTTTTCGTTTATTTCCGCCCTTTTTATTATGTTTTCGAGTATGTTTTCGTTTTCCGCCTCTGGTAACGGATGAGTTTCTTGATGATTTTTTAGATTTATTTTTTCTGGACGCGGAACTCATTGGATACCTATAACCTCCGTTTGATGAATAATCTACATACTCTGGTTCGCTAACTGTTGTGTTTACTTCGGTCGGGGTGTTTACTACGGGCGGTGGTGTGTTTAATTGGGTTTGAAAACCTACGTCTTCATCAAAACCTTGTTTACTTCTTTGAAGTTGACTTTGATTATTGAGTTCAATTGACTGATTCATTTTTAGTAAATTTTTTAATCGGGTAGTGATTCCTGAAGGTTTTTGTAGTTTTAACGTGGAATCAATTACTCCTATTCTGCTTATAATGTCCTTAAGAGTTCCTTTTAATCCATTAATAATTTTATCATATTGTTGTTTTTCAACTGCCGAAATCGTATTTGTTTCACGCTCAGCTTTATTTTCGGCTATCTTCTCAGTCAGTTTGTCTTTTTCTACAACTAAACCTTTTCTTTCAGATATTAGTTTTTTCGTAATATTTTCTATTTGACTAATAAGTGATTTTTGTTCCTCATAATTAGCATCATCTGTAGCTAAAGAACCTTCAATATCATTAAGAAGAGTCTCTATTGTAGATATTCCCTCAAATACGCTTTCTGTTGGCGATTTTGAATTTTTATACCGAAAACTATCAACAAATCTTTTTAACATTATAAATTATAATGAGATAATTATTTAATTGTAATTAAATAATCCAAATTTTGTTTAATATTATTCATTTCGTTCAATATTCGTTGTTGTTCTAATTTAGCATCCTTTATTTTATCTGCGGATAATTGTGTATTTAAAACCAAATTATTTATATGTGCGTTTATTTTTTCCATTGCGTTAATTTGTGCTTGTTTTTCTTGAACGATATAATTATAGTAATTAGTGTAATCGTCCTTCACACTTTCTAAAAATTCGTTTTCTTTTGCTAAATTTCCGATTTGTTTATATTTATTGAGTAAGTATTCTTCTTTTTCCTTAATTTGTTGTTCTATTTTATTAATATAACCGTCTCTTTCTGTTAAAGTCATACGTATATTTATGGCGTCCATTATTAAATTAAACTATTATTATTTAATAAACATATTTAAAATCTATATTATATTATATATAATTTAGGATGTCTAAAAATATTATTGAACCTATACTAACACCAGACGACAATCGTTTTGTAATGTTTCCAATACAACACGATGATATTTGGAAAATGTATAAAAAGCAGGTGGATTGTTTTTGGCGCGCCGAAGAAATCGATTTAACGAAAGATTTAAAAGATTGGATGACGCTTTCACCAGATGAGAAATATTACATTTCTATGATTTTGGCGTTTTTCGCAGCAAGTGATGGAATCGTATTGGAAAATCTAGCAACTCGTTTTATGAGTGATGTCCAGATTTCAGAAGCCCGCGCTTTTTATGGGTTCCAAATAGCAATGGAAAATATCCATAGTGAAACATATAGTTTGTTGATCGAGACATACATAAAAGATGTCGAAGAAAAGACAAAATTATTAAATGCGATTGAAAATTTCCCGTGTATAAAGAAAAAGGCGGACTGGTCCAAGAAATGGATTAATGATAATAGAAGTAATTTTTCTACAAGATTGGTTGCGTTTGCGTGTATTGAAGGTATATTCTTTTCAGGTGCTTTTTGTTCTATTTATTGGTTAAAGAAACGCGGATTAATGCCCGGTTTAACCTTTTCAAATGAATTAATTTCCCGGGATGAAGCATTACACACCGAATTTGCTATTTTACTTTACGGAAAACTAAAAAAGAAAATAAATAAAAATCGATTATACGAAATAATAAAAGAAGCAGTAGATATTGAAATTGAGTTTATTTGCGATGCGTTACCTTGCCGGTTAATAGGAATGAATTCCGAATTAATGACCCAATATATTAAATATGTTGCTGATCGATTATGTCTACAATTAGGATATGACAAAATATATAATGTTTCAAACCCTTTTTCATTTATGGAATTAATTAGTTTAGAAAGTAAAGTGAATTTTTTTGAAAAACGAGTCAGTGATTATGCTCTAGCATCAAAAGACAAAGATTTGGATATTTTCGAGTTTAATGCCGATTTTTAAAGTTGTCAACTTAAAATAATTTAAAAACAAATATAATGATAAATTATAAATGATTACTTGTCAGGTATACGGTGGACTTGGTAATCAATTATTTCAAATTTTTGCTACAATATCATATGCTATTAAATATAAGATGAATTTTTTATTTTTGTATGAGTCCGTTCATCAAACAAGAACGCGTCCTGGTTATTGGGACACATTTTTAAAAAGATTAAAGGTTTTTACAACGAATAATTTACCTCCATTACAATTAAATATTAGAGAGAAAGGTTTTAATTATACAGATTTGTATATTCCTAAAGAACCCTTAAATATTTGTTTAGATGGATATTTTCAAAGTTATAAATATTTCAAAGATAACGAAGATATTATTTTTAAAGTTATTATGGTCGACCATATAAAAAAGGAAATTCTATCTCAAGAAGGAATTTCAAAAACTTATTTTGACAATTCGGCAAGTATTCATTTCCGTCTTGGAGATTATAAGAAATTGCCGGAGTATCACCCAATTATTCCTTACGAATATTATTCAAAAAGTATTTCACTTTTAAAATCGGAAGGTAAACAAATTAATAAAATATTTTATTTCTGTGAAAATGAGGACCACGGTCATGTATTACGTGAAATAAATAAACTTAGAATCGAATTCCCAGAAATTGTGTTTGTTCGTGAATTTGAAGGTTTAAGCGATTGGCAACAGATGATAATAATGAGTTTGTGCGAGAATAATATAATCGCGAATAGCACATTTAGTTGGTGGGGTGCGTATTTTAATAAAAATCCGGGTCGTCGGGTTTGTTATCCATCTATTTGGTTTGGTCCAAGATTAGCGGGGCACAATACAACTGATTTGTTTCCTCCAACTTGGAATAAAATTATGTTATAGTTTATTTTGCCGATACAAATATGGTTTATCTAGATCAAGCATAAGTTTTATATAATTTGTATGTCTTTTTTCAATATTACTATATCCTTCTCGTTGAACGACTGTTAAAGGCGTAATTAAAAACCAGTTATCCGTTACTTGAAGACGTTTCCAATACATATCTATTGCGTATAATCTATGTTTTGAAGTATCTTTTATGAATTGATTTATTCCAGTCTGAAAATTTTCGATTAGTTTATCGAAATAAGTATTTTTTACAAAATATCCTGTGGCACATTGACAATTAGTTATTTTTATATAATTATCATCTATTATTTTGTAAGGCGGAACATTATTTCCGGTTAATAAAACCACATCCCATTCTTTACAATTATTTAAAAATTTATTAAAATTTGTAATAAATAATTGCGGATTTAAAAAAGTGATATCGTCTTCAACAATTAAAATGTGTTCCCAATTTTGTTTTTTAGCATTTAATAAACACTTTAAATGACTCATACTACACCCAACAGCACCTGAAGCACATTTAATTGCGTTAAACCTTTCGGGATTATTTATTCCTATTTTTTTAAATTCTTGAATTACTTGGTCTTTTCTGTCTGGTCTTTCTTCTAAATTAATGTAATACGCGTGTTTTATTTGCGAAATATCCATATTATATTACCCCGACTATTTTATTTATATCATTATATAAATAAAATTAATTATGGATTAAATTCAAGATCTAACATCATATTTGTGTAATCTGTGTGTTGTCCTTCAACATTACTGTATCCTGGTCTCTGAACGACTGTTAAAGGCGTAATTAAAAACCATTTATCCGTTACTTGAAGACGTTTCCAATACATATCTAATGCGAAGTATTTACTTTCCGATGGATATTTTATGAATTGATTAATTCCGGTTTGAAAGTTTTCTATTAGTTTATCGAAATAAATATTTTTTACAAAATATCCTGTGGTACATTGACAATTATGTATTTTCACATAACTATCTTCAATAATCGTATGTTCACCTATATTGTTTCCGGATAATAAAACAACATCCCATTCTTTACAATTATTTAAAAATTTATTAAATTGTGTAATAAATAACTCAGGATTTAAAAAAGTGATATCGTCTTCAACAATTAAAACGTGTTCCAAATTTTTCGATTTTGCCATTTCCAAGCATTTTAAATGACTTAAACTACACCCAACTGCTCCAAAAGAGCATTTAATAGCGTCAATCCTTTCTGGATTATTTATTCCTATGTTTTGTAATTCTTGTATTACCTGGTCCTTTCTGTCTGGTCTTTCTTCTAAATTAATGTAATATGTATGTTTTATTTGCGAAATATCCATATTATAAATAATACCAAATTATTTAAATAATTTAAAAACATAACTATATATTAAGTAAATAATGAACGAACTTAAAAAATCAGAGTATAAAATAGGTAAAGTGGGTCAATTGCTTAAACACAATATAATTCATGAAGCAGATGAATTATACGAATTTACGAATTGTTATTTGAATGATTCGCAATGGAGTTATCTTTATGAAAAAGAAATGAAAAATAGAATTAAACAATTGTATGTATTAGTTATACCAATACATACAATAAAAAAGTTACAAAAATTTATATGTACATCAGATTTTGGAACTGAAACATATACAAATTTAATTCATAATAATATGAGTTTTATAGCAGGGTTTATTTATCTTAATAAATCACGAGTAAATTCAAATTATAAATTTATTGAAGTTGTTGATTCCCGAATTGGAAAATTAAATATTGTTCAATTTATGATTGAAAAATACGAGCAAAAATATAAATATAAACTATTGCCTATTTATATTATAAATTCGGCAAAGAATTATTGGAATAAGTATTTAACCAATAAATTTAAATTACATTCTGATGAAGAAATTACCGTTTTTATTTGTGAGATAAATAAAAACAACAAGTTTAATTTAAGTTGGGAATATTTATTTGATTCATTATAAGGGTTGTATATTGATTATATACTCTGCGCCGGAATATTCAACCCAATCCGATAACGTAAACGACGCAAAATCATCAGGTAAATTAAAATCTTTAAACTTAAGTTGATAATCGAATATTATTTTGGATTCACCCCCCCATTTTCTATTTGTAAACAAAGAATTCATTATATTTAAAAATTCAGTTTCTGTGTGAATTCCGTTTGTTTTACATCCAATTCCAGTATAAAAAATCTGCATCTTTTACTAAAGTTATATTTAATTTTGGTTATTTTAACCCACCAAGTCCGATTTTAAAATTATTTAGTGTATGTGGTCTAATATATTTATTATTCATATATTGTGGTGGTTGTTGTTTAATATTTAATTCGATTCTTTCTTGTTGAGTAGGATAATGTGGAATATTAGTCCAATCATCGGGTGTAACGACGGTTTTTCCAGTTTGAATTATTTTACTTGGATGAATAATTTTACGTGGTGGTTCTCTTAAATCATAATTATAATAATCCTCGCTTTCATATGAGACCCCAGTTAAAAAATAACTAATATTAATAATATAAATTTGTGGATTATTTACTGTAAATTCGTTGTCGGATTCATTAGAAGATTTTGTATCAATAGAATACATTAGTTTATTAATTGTGTTTAGTCCTTCAAGTCCATTATCGTTTTGTAACCTCCAAGGGTCTTTTTTACTAATAATTCGTGAAATACCATCAAATAATTGAAGTATTTCAGGACTTCCGATTGAATAAAAGTGTCTTCTATCAATCTTTAAATTATTAACTCCTGCCCTTTTTTGTAGACAATTATCCTCCATACCATATCCCCAATAATTAGGGAACCCGTTTATTTTTTCAAAATCGATTCCCTTAATAACGACAATTCCTCCTAATGTAAACTTAAATCCATAATAGTGTTTTATTACCCCTTCAGAAGTATCATAATCAAATATTTTATTAAACGGCATCGTATCTACATCATTAAATATAAATGACATATCTTTATAATCATTCGGATATTTCCGTTTTATAGCTAAAAATCCTATATTTTTGGTTGCTCCTCGATTAAAACTTCTTTTGTCAGATTGATGCGAAAAATAGATTTCATAATCAGGAACATCTTCTAATAAATAAGACATATATTTACAGAAAAAAAACTTTTGTTGTTTTCTGTTTCTATATGGAACAATAAATACACGTTTTGGGATTCTACCATTTTCTAACATTTATAAATTAATTGGATTTTAAAATTCGCGTTTTTTAACTTGCGTATTTTTGTATAATTACGGCAGGTATTAATTTATCTTTAATTGTTTCTAGTTTTTTAAAACACTTATTTATTGTCACCTCGCTTATTTCGCTAATATTTTTCACATCTTTTTTACTAATACTTAAATTACAATTTTGGGATATAAAATAAATTATTCCGGCAGCTATAGAATGAGGCGTATTTTCAGGCATTAAATCTAATTGTTCTATTTTTGTAGATATAAATTTACATACTTTTGTTAATTCCGTATTAATATTTAATTTACTACAGAACCTCTCAATAAAATCTTCCGGTTTTATTTTACAAAATAATGTCTTATCTTTGTTGACAACATCTTTTTCAATATTATTAATAATAGATACCGCGTTTTTACATCCTTTTGTAGCACACGTTACATCTAATTTAAATATATCGGCAATTTCTTTTGCTGTTCTTGGATATTTATTTATTTTACAAGATATATAGATCGACGCTGCTAAAATACCGTCCCTATTATCACCCCTAAAAGTGGTTTCATATTCAGATATTTTTTTATGGTATCGTATCGCATCATCTATAATCATTTTAGGAACCCCGGCATTTTGTGCCATTGTTGTGATAACTTGGAAATCATCATATTGGGATTTTTCTTTATACGGCATTGATTGCCATTTGGTATATCTTCTTATTTTTCGCATTTCATATGACATCGGACCATTAGATAAAACAGTACATCCATATGAGGACTCTTCGAGTAACGGATTTATCGGCATTCCACACCTTGTTGGGTCGTTATGCTGATTATCGTCTGCGCCGTAATATCTCCATTCGGCAGATTGGTCCACCATATCTTTGTATATAATTCCGCAATTGTAATTAGTACACACCAAAAACCCTTCATCAGATAATGCTAGTTTATATTCACATCTTTCACAAATTTCTCTATTTCCTGATTTTCTATAAATACATTCTAATGATAAAGGTTTTTTATCAGTATTCACCTCATTATCAAATATATTCCATAATTTAACCTTATTTATATTATTATGTCTTCTTTTTTTACTTTTATCGGTTGATGTCATATTATTATTTATCTTTCATTTTAATTATATATTTTAAATCAATTTTATTATATATATTATATATAAAATGGGTAATTCGATATCATCCTCGTCAGTTCAGGATAATACCTTTGATACTATTATTGATTACATAGCAACTCATTATATTTTAACTATGGATTTTAAAAACTTAACTAAACTTTCTGAAAAAGCATATTGTGATAAACTAATTATTCTAACATCATCAATTTTAGAAAGGTATTTAACAAAACAAGAAGTTGGATATCTAGAGCAAAGAACAAAAAATGGCGTCGAAATTAACAATATGTCTAAAGACGACGTGGTATTTTTATCAAAGGATCAACTTGACGAATTAGATGTTAAAAACGATGAGAAAAAAACTCTTAAAAAAAAAAGAATGTGTATTGGTATTGCTAAATTTTATATCATAATAGCACACATTTTTGCTGCTATTGTAATGACTATAAACCCAACTTATAGGTATTCAGACCAATATGGTAACAAGATGGTAGCAAATTTATATAATAAAGATAAAATACCTTCCGGGACAGTAAAAACCGTTTCTAATATAAACATTTGTAATAATCGTCTTAATGCGCTTCAATCGGGTATGAATTCCGATAAAATATTAAAGGACGAAATTCAGGTCTCGCCCAAAGTATGTTATACAAACCTAAACAATGATAATACTTTAAAATCGTTAAATGACGAACCGGGTATTCCACAATTAAGAGAATTGTATAATGACGATAAATACGATTACTCAACCGGAAAATTTACCGGTATGTCCGAGTCAACCAGTAGAGAATTTAAACAAGATCTTGAATTATTTTATAATATATTTACCGGAAATAAAAAAATGCCTGAAGACATACAAGATTTTAGTGACATTAAATTAAAAGATTATTCTAAAAGTTCCGCGTGTCAAAACGATAGTTTAAATAACAAATATACCGGAAAAAAAGACAACAAGTTGTTTAAAAATTATGCTGAAAACATTAAAACAATGGTTAGACACGCAAATATAAAACAGGGAAAATTATTAGAAATAATAAACGTTTTATTTACATTTGTAATTGACCCGCACACCAAAGAAAAAAGAATTCGAATAAACCCAACATTAACAGAGACAATATTGACTGAATCCGTAAAAAAAACTAGAACATTAATTATTGATTTATACACAACATGTGAAAAAGATTATGTTAAAGGTGTTCAACTATTCGAAGCAATTGTTGACGACATCGGGTTTAAAACCGTTAGCAAACAAAAAGAAGTGTTGGAAAACAAACGAATACAGTTAATAAATATGGATAATAATCGTCCTATGGAAATCAATTATATAAATCAACCGCCTATTAATCGTCCGCCGGCAATCAATTACATAAATCAACCGCCTATTAATCGTCCGCCGGCAATCAATTACATAAATCAACCGCCTATTAATCGTCCGCCGGCAATCAATTACATAAATCAACAACCGGTTAACCGTCCGCCGGCAATCAATTATATAAATCAACAACCTAATTTAATTAAACCCCCCACAACCAATTATTTAAATCAATCCTCAAGTAAACCCCTTGATTTTAAAGTAATACAAACTCCTATAAATTTGGTTGATTTAGGCAAACAACAAAAAATAAATCAATTAAACGCACAAGTATTAGTAAATCAAAGGAATGATATAAACAACAAAGTTGAAGCCATCAGATTAAAAGAACAATACGAAAAAGATGAATTAAATAAGCAATTCAAATTAAACGAAGAAATAAATAAAGAATTAAACATGAAAGACAAAGAAATAAACTCAGAACTTAAACAACTCAATTTAAATAATGGACAAATCGCAAACTTAGCAGTAACACCTAATAATAATGGTAAGAACCCATTCAGTTTTAGAAACTTTTTTACGCGGTCACCTCTTGATAAAAAATCCGAACCTTCTCTTAATACAGATAAAACATCTATAGAGACAAATCAACCAGAAAATCAACCAGAAAATCAACCAGCAATTCAACCAGAAAATCAACCAGCAATTCAACCAGAAAATCAACCAGCAATTCAACCAGCAATTCAACCAGCAATTCAACCAGAAAATCAACCAGCAATTCAACCAGCAATTCAACCAGCAATTCAACCAGCAATTCAACCAGCAATTCA